CGATCATTAAAGTATTAATCGACGAAAAAGTGATATAGGAACTTTGGGAACTACCTAAACAAATTAAACTAGTAACTTTTAAAAAGGCAGAATCAGCAAAGCTTTACGTGGCATCCCTCGAAAACAAACCGCCTCTAAGTAAGTTTTTGTTAAGTCTAGCAATTCTTTTTCAGTTCCGTGTAGTTCGTGAAATTTTCTTTGCCCAGCATGAATAGCAGTGCCGTAGTTTCCTAGCCTATGATGTTGAGGGCATAGTGGTATTGCATCCTCATAACTTGATTTTTGCCCCATCCCTGCACCAGTTCTTAGGTGGTGGATCTCAGGGGCTGAATAGCCGTGGCCTTCTTTTAAACAAACAATGCAACCTAAGTCGGATAGTTTGCCATAATGTTCTCGTTCAGCTTTGGTCATGGTTTCTTTTTCTCAATACTTTTTCAAACTGTCTAAATGCTTTAATTAAGCTTTGGTGATTCTTTACTTGGGTTTTCAATCCAAACGCACAGCAGGTTGACATAATCTCGTCATCAGTTGCGCTTCGCCACTTGTTCTCGGTTTCTTTGCTCTCTTGCATCTCTCATGTCCTCACGGGCAATTAGTAGGTAAGCCTGTTCAATTGTCATGCCAAGTTCCTCGTCGTTAAAAGCATCACTCATAACGTAGTCAGTGATCATTTTACCAAGCCGTTTGTAATTTTTATCTAGCATGAGTAGCCTCGAATAATTCTTGCTCTTGTTTGTTTGATTGATCTTGGTGGACTTTATGAATGTTATGCAATGCTATTCCAAGTTCTAGCAATTGAAGTTCAGTAAAGTCATCGGGGTATATTCCAAACACTTTCATGCACTCACCAGCAAATGCAATTAAATTAGAATTGGTCATGTTCAAAACTCCAACCTAGTTCAGTTGCCGCCCACGCTTCGATTTTTTCTTGGTATTCAGTCATTCTCTTGGTGTCTAGTTTAGTTGTTGATTCAATGCTGGCAACGTCCTCACCATTGATTGTTCGCACATATTTCAAAAACTTATTGCCCATGTACTCGTGCATATCGTCATCAGTTACCCCAATGAAATCACCGATGCTACGATATAACGCCCACAAACGAGCATTTTGCTCTAATGTACGCTTTGTTTTGCGCTTGGCTACTCGTATCTCATATTCAATTAAATCATCGCCAATTTTGTTAAGCTTTTCCATCAAGAAAGGCAGGTTTGTTTTCGAGGGATGCCACGTAAAGCTTTGCTGATTCTGCATTTTTAAAAGTTCCTAGTTTAATTTGTTTAGGTAGTTCCCAAAGTTCATATATCACTTTTTCGTCGATAAATACTTTACTGATCGAATAGCCTTTAAAAGCGTGTGCATGACTAATCGGTGCATCGCTTAAAACTTTTGCGTACTTTCCCCAGCTACGCCAATCCATTTGTAACGTGCTTAATGAACTGTTGCATCATTTTAGGTATCGGGTACTTTCCACTTTCCCATTTAGTAATGCAGTCCTTTGTTCTGAAAACCTTAGAGGCCAACTCTGCTTGAGTTAGCCCTAAGTCCGTTCTAATTTTTTTTAATTCAATATGTGTCATGCCGCTTTTTTCTGATCCCAAAATGCTTCGTAAGTACCTGTAAACAGTTTCCAAACTAAATTGCTACCGAAACAATGAAAGTTGTTGTTTACAAAGTTATGTGCCTCAAAGTAACTTGCTGGGGCATTTTCCATTCCAGCAAAATGACTTCTTGCAAAATCCCAAACTGTTTGAGCCATTTCATCTGACATGTTGTTGTCTAAAAATACATATTTGACTTGTGGGATGTCATCACGAACGTTGCTCATTTCGTAATAGTCTTCCATGCCGTTAAAATGACCATATTCAAACTGCACCAAGTAATCACCAATCATTTTAGCAATTTCAGGTGTTTGATCAGTTACATATACATGCACACTTGATCCCATGCTATATGATTTGCTTCTTACTGATCCATCAACGTTAATTGATTTTAAAAACTGACGAACCAATTTAGCTACTTGTGCGTGACTTGAAGTTTGTTTCATTTTTTAGTTCCTTTTAAGTTCCAGTTAAGTCGCTTTATTTCCGACCATGTAGCAATAGTAAAGGTAGAATTTTTATCAGTCAAACGTTTTTGTTAAAAAAAATTAAATTATTTTCAAATTAAGTTCTGCAAGGGTATTTTGCAACCTAGTTCTATTGGCTTCGATCTGCTCAGGTGTTAATTTAGGCTTCGGCAGTGCTATGCAATCACGATGTTCGGGCGGAGTAGATTTGCACCTAGCTTTGAATTGATCACATGAGGGGGCATATTCATAGTTATGCAATAAAGCATTTTTAATACGTTCGGGTGATATTCCTGCCAATTCCTCAGCCCAAACCTGTTTAGCATTGAGTAAACCTATGTCATTGCCTAAAGCATCAACCTGACCAAGTTTAAATTTGTCTGTAAAGTTATTCCCAAAACGTCCATGTAAACGCATGAAAATTCTGTCGATCCATTCCATCGGTAAAGGCTGTTTCATTATTTAACCTCTATTTCAGTATGTTGCTGATAGTAAGGTTCATTAGTAACTGACGATCTAAAAATAGTTTGCGCCGCCGCCATCCTGCTATCATTAAATCCCTTGTCTTTACTTACCCAAGATGCCTCGAATCCAGTCCAGCCACGTTCACAGCATTTTATAACCGCCTGTTCGGCAGTCCATCCAAGTTTTGCCGCTTCTTTCACTATAGAGTTAAATACTCGTTCTGTAACAGGTTTCTTTTTTCTGACTACAAGCCATTCTGCTAATAATTCCGCAGGAATTGGTGGTATGTATTTAGTTGGTTTATGGTTATTGGTTATTAGTTCTTGGTTAGGGTTATTTTGGGTTACACTTGGGTTAGCTAAATTAACCGACTGGGTTTTTTTGGGTTTTTCTGTAATATCTAAGTCATTGATTTTTTTAGGTCTACCGCCTAAAGCACCATTACGCCTATTTTTATCAGCATTAGAATGATATATGGCAATCTCTTGCTCTATTCTCGATTGTATCCATCCATTTTCTGTTAGTTTGAAAAAATCATTAAGCACATTCATCAAATGCCGTGTGTAATCTTGTTCAAGACATAACCGACGCAAAACCAGTTGGGTTTCGTTGGGTATTGGTTTTTCGTCAAGGTAATACCAATCAATTAATGTTCTGTAAATATAGTGTTCGATTTGAACTAGGTGAGCCGTGTCTTTTCGATAGTCGGCAATATTGAACTGATAATAGTGCATAAAAACTCCGTTAAGTTTTCCGTTATATGAAAGTCGGGCAGGATAGTAACGGTTCTATCTTTTCGGTCTGCATAACCTAGCCCTGTAAACATTATATGCTTATTTCAAAGCAGTAAATACGTTTCGACAACTTTTTTTGCTTCATAAAATCCATAACAAACAACCGCTAGATAGCCATTGTCGTTGGCAATTGCCATAAAATCTTTTTGTTCGGGTGATACGCGACCTTTTTCTGCTTTCATCTCAATAAACAAGCCATGCCAATCACCTTTAGGCATCATTAAAAACAAATCTGATACGCCACTGACAACGCCCTCGTCTTTAAGCTTTACAGCCGTTGTTATGCTTCTATGACCGCCATTGGGTATAGCAAACAAACATTTGCTTAGTCTTGGGTATTGTAATCTCCACCAACGGATCAATAGCACCTGTTCTTTATGTTCAGTCAGGCTCATATCCGACATTGCCATTTTGTCCTATAACGTCTGCTCGTTTTTCATCCCAGTTAAGTGGGCAACTTGTCCAAGCACATTCTTTTGTGGTGGTTAGATCCTTTCCACAAATATCGCACAAGGCACTTTTTTTTCCAAAAATTAAGTCGTAATTATTCTCATAAGCCTTGCTATTTGTTTTGCTTATTAAACTGTCGCCAGTAATATCATTTTTTGATGCCATCAAATCACCTCACCGTTAAGTCGTTTATCAACTAATGACGCATAGCCAGCAATATCATGCCATGAATCAGCATAGTCTGCATCGCCATTAATAATGCGTGCTATTTTATGGCAAATCATGTCTAAAGCTTCTTGCTGATCAGGTGCTAATTTTTTAGTCCTTTTAATCAGGTGGTAATTGATAATCAATTTTAGTTCTTGTGCTATTTCAGCATGACCAATAAAACTGCCGTATCTATTGCCACGTTCATTTAATGTATTTGTAATTTGCTCACTCATAATGCCTCTGCTATTCGTTTTACTGTTCCGTAAGAAAAACCAAGCTTGTTTGCAACTTCATAAATACCACCTGACTGCAAAGCAACCTTAATCGCTTTTATATCTATTTCTGTAATCATGCGCCTTGCTGATTTGCTTTTTAATCCTTGCTTGATAAGCCAATCGCTAAAGGTATCGACTTGATCAATCATCGTTGGTACTTTCCAACAAGCACCGACATCTGTTTATTATGTGCCATTGTTACGTGGCAAGCAGTTTCAAGGTTACGTTTTTCATTAAATATGATACCAGCAATAAAGCCAGCAAAATAAATCACCACCACCATTGCAAATAAAATTATATTCTTTTCACTCATATTAAGCCCCATTAAATAAACCGAATGATGAACCGATGCCAGTAAACTTTTGCGACTTACGCTTGCCAGCATGGCATTGCATCCTACGATCACCAAGTTTAATAACTCTCAGATGCGGATTTGAGTTAATGATGTCATCGTAAGGCCCTGACGTATCTAAAGCTTTGCGTGAGTGGTCTAAGTCCCACTGTTTTTGCATTGCAATAATGTCTTGGGCTTTGTAGCGTTTAGTATCGCCTCGGTAGTAATTTTCCCATTTATGGATTGACCGATTGAGATGCTTGCTTTTAATAAGGTGATTTTCGCGCTCTAAATAATTAAGCGGATATAAGAGTGACGCTTTGCTGATCCCAGTAAGTTCAACTAAATCAGTAATGGTTCGAGGTTGTTCTAGGCACAAGTTGTAAACTAATTCACGCATTGTGTCTAATTCATGTCTACGTTTTACCTGTGGTGCAATTTTCATTTTTAATAGTTCCTAAAGTATGTTCCAGCCAAGCATAAAAATAATGTATACGCATTTAAGCAAAAATCCAAGCACAAAAATAGTTCCGATTGATAGTATGTATTTCATAATTTCAGTAAATAAGTTTTTCATAATTCACCTTTAGTTGGTGCGCTTGGCAGGAATCGAACCTGCAACCTAAGAGGTAGAAGCTCTTTGCTCTATCCAATTGAGCTACAAACGCGGGTGGGTTACTCATAGCCCCACAGATTTTTTGCACTTAATCACAAGATATAAAAAATAGCTACTTTCACCCATTGATTGGTTTGCCTACTAACACACCCCCTGCGTGCTTTCGGCAAAACTGTTGTTTAAGCTGTTATCAGTTCAGCTTAATTAAAAGGCACATCATCCTCAAACTCTGCTGGGTTCGCAGGATCAATGTTTGGTTCAGCACTTACCTGATTATCATTGCCAGTAGTTTTTCTCTCGGTAGGCACTTTTAAAGTTAGCCAGCCATTGAAGTTAATCGGCAGTGATTCAATAAAAATACTTGTTTCACCTTTCTTGTTTGGCATTGCAATACCGCATTTATGAAAACGAGTTTTTAACTCACCTGTTTTGGTTGTGTATTCGCCATTAGTAGCGATCACGTCATGTGTAACTGCCATTTAGTTCCCTTTCAATTGTTGTACTTGTAATTCTACTTCGTTCAAAAACTCAATCACAGCTTTTTCTGCATCCTGAATAAATACATCATCGCGATGCACCCTAGTTACAAACAAAGCATGTTCTGTTGCGCCAAACTCTGCACAATAACTCACAAAGTCGCACCATTTTCTGCCAGTGCAAGCCATCTGCCATTGCATCTGCGGAATATACTTGCTAGGTGCTTTCTTGCTTAATACTGATTCAAGGTGATTTGCTGGTGTTGGGCATTTAATCTCAATCAATCCATCGTCAGCAACTAATCCATCAGGGCTTGCACCTGACATTTCAATTGTAGGGTGATTCACAAATCCTACGTCATCAACAAACAAGCCTTTTGCCGCCTCATACGCTGACTTTGCAATTGGCTCAAGTTCTACACCTCGCTCTGTATGTATGTTTGAAAATCCGTCGGCCTTTTTCATTGTAAGACGTTCGCATACAAGTTCAATGCGATAGTTCCTACGGCTTGCTGATTCACCAGTTTTGATTGTTGCTAATACATCGGCAAGACGGCTAGCTGTTACTTTACCAAGTCTAGCCGCAAACCATTCATCGCTACGCTGTTCCATTATTTTACGCCCTTGTTTGCTTTTAGGTCTTTAAGTTCCTTGTCGTTAATAGCTTCACGTAGCCAATCAACTGAACGTTCATGTATGTAATTTGATTCAATGCCAAGATTTTTTCCGCAAATCCTTCTAATTTGAGCCATAAGCAAATTTTTACTTTCATCGCTAGTAATTACAATGCCGTGAATCATGTCCTCTAAATTAATTTGCTGAGTAATAGGCGGTAAGGTTTTACGAGTAACAGCCCAATCATGTAGTTTTGCAACACCAAAACGAATAACTCCATAAATTGAGCCAATGATTGATATTTTATAAACGTAAAATGCAATAACTACCCACACCGCAAGTTGAGGCAAGCTTGCAACCATTTCAACCAATAATTTTAATTCTTGCATTATCTAACCCTCGGCATTGATTTTGAAAGCACATAGCGATGCCCTAATACTTCAATGGCTTTTGCTCTTTGTGCGGCATAGTAGTCTTTTGATTTTTTAGTCTGATTCACTTTCAAACCATAAAGGCTAGTAATAACTTGTTCAGGTTTCACATCAAGCCCCTTTCCACATTGAAGCATTAGCTTTGTGTGCTGTTGGGTTTGCAACCTGACCAAAGCCATAATGTTTAATGATGCCATTTTTTTTCCCTCTCAAAATAATTGCACCCCACGCCCTTTTAGTAGGCGGTTCGGGTAAAGTTTCTTTTGCAAATTCGCGAACGTCCTCGCACATAAAAGGTTTGCCATCACTAAATGCAATAAACTCTTGCAACATTTTGTAGGCAATATCTGACCAATTTTCGTAATAGCTATCAGCATGACTGACGGCTCTGTAAATTCCCTGTTCCTTTAAATCGTTCCCTGAAAGCAAGTCCATTTTATAAACTCCTAGTTAGTTTCGGCTGTAGGTAATTCTGCTGGTGCTTCTGTTGGTACTGCAACTGGTTTTGCCAGTTCTGATTTTCTAGCCTCTTTTGCTAGCATCACCTCTTTTTCTGCACTTGAGTTGCCTTTGACTTCGTTCCATGCCGCAGTGAATGTTTTCTGCAATTCATCCATTGATTTTGCTTGCTTGATGCCATTAATCATTGGTGCGGTATCAATTTCAATAGTCGGCAAATCCTCGCCACTGTATATGTAAATTCCAAGTCCAAACATTGCTAGGTTTTTGACTAAGCAACGCATCACAGTTTTATTTACATCAAACATGGTAAAGGCTTCAACTGTTTTGGTAATCATTTTTCCAGTAGCTTTGCCATATTGGTACTCTTTAACATCATAGGTGTAAGGTTGCTTTTTCATTGCATTGTTTGCGCCATCCATCACTGGCAGCCACATTTCGTGTGTCATATTTTCGGCAGTAACTTCCGTATAAACCATTGCACCTGCATCGCTTTCAAAATATGGCAATCCATCTGCATTTTTGATCACTTTGTAAGTTGCGTCAGGGCAATTCTTTTTAAATACATCCCAAGCCCATGACCAAGTTAAATAACTTAGCCCGCTTTTCTTTTCAACGTGCTCATTTACGTTAATCTGACTTAGTTTTGCATACATTGACATTTTTGTTTGTTCCTTTAAATATTCCTGCTCTCGCTGGACTGTTTCGTAAAATTGTTGCTCGCTTACCAGCAGTACCACCATTTAGCAAACGAGTAAATAAAACCCAATGCCATAACTACCACCCAAAAAACCATGAACCAATCTGTTTTAGCTTTATTCATTTTAGTTGCGCTCCAAGTTATAAATTTGATCCTGTATGCTTTCGATCACTCCATTGGCAAGCACTTCTGTCAAATCTACAGTGTCGCCAGTAAGTTCTATTGATTTTAATTCTAGGTGATAGGCAGTTGGGCTATCGCCAGTGCCTAGTGGATCTGATTCGCTTGAAAATTCGTAAAATACATCAAACTCAATACCATTAACTTCGATTGTTCTCAATTCCATTTTAGTTCCCTTAAAGTTCCTATACCGACTTGGTATGGTTAAATGCTAAAGGTATAAATTTTACATGTCAACACGTTGCATAAAAATATTTATACAGGCAGGGCATCAAGATTAAACCAGTCAGGAATAATCTGTTTAGTCCACTTTGCCATGTACGCTTTTTTCTCAATATAGTATTTTCTATAAGACGCAATGCTGTCACCTAAGATTTTGCACTCGTCAGGCATGGCAGGGGTAGGCTCTGTAAATAATCCATCAGGCATTGCACTAGGGGCATTTTTAAGCAGATCAACCATGCCAATTGCTTGCGTTTTATGAATTTTGCCATATCGGTGCGTGTATTCTGCACATAACTCACAAAGCAAATTTGAAAGCCATTGATAGTTTTGCTTATTAAGTCTGCACCAAACTGACGATGGGTGATTGATATGCGTTGATTTGTAAATCATGTCGGTAATATTGGATTGATAAACATGATGGGCAGTAGATAACAACTGCGCGGTTTCTAAAATCATTTTAACCACATGCTTATCAATATGCATTGCCGCACATTTTTTTGGGTCATGGTCTAGGTAAAAAATATTCATTTTTATGCCCTAGCCTAATTTTTTGATGTTTTGCACAATATAATCACCGCGCTTGTTAACGCTTTTATATTCTGTGCCAACTTTGAATGGTACGATTGTTTTTTCTGTAATTGACTGACCTTTGAATTTGCCAGTAGTAAATTGTTTGGTTACTTGGTATGTCATTTTAGAGTTCCTTTTAGTTTAAAATAGTTTCTAATTTTTGCATGACTGCTGCATATTCATGTGGGCATTTTTCAGGCTTAACTAATTGCATACGATTACGTCTTGCATCACCGCGTGGGCTTAATCTATAAATTAAACCATTTTCAATTTGATATTTACGATTATTAACAATTAACGTTTGCATTTTAGAGTTCCTTTTAAGTTCCGCATGGCAAATCACCATGTACAAATATTAAATGTAATAAATATTCTACACAAGCATTTTGTTAAATATTTTTTAAAAAAGTTTTAAATTAAACATAGCTGTTTAATATGTTTTACTTATGGTTATATTAAGTTATTGATTTGTTACAGATTTGCATGAATTAATTACAGATAATGATTTTGCAGGCAAAAAAAACCCCTCAAGGTTGCGCTTGTCTCTATGTTAGCAGTCCATAGGCGTGAGGGGTATCGGCTAGGAACTCCCAGCCCAAAGTTATTATAGCTTACTTGTTCATAACGTACAATTCAGCGCATTTTTTTGCATCGTTTAATTTTTTAAAATTGCCCACATGTACAGATTTGTTATTAATGGTAAAACTTACTTTGTAGTAGTTTCTATCTTTTGAAACTCCATAAATTCCAGTGCTGCTAGGTTTATTGGGTTTATTTAAAGCATTGCCTCTATAGTCAACAAGTCTAAAATTTTCCAATCTATTATCATTTTTTATTCTATTTATATGGTCAATATGTCTATCGGCAGGTATTTCACCATTAAATAATGTCCATATCAATCTGTGAGCATAGTACTGAGTTTTATTATATTGAATAACAATGTATCCGTCAGCTCTAGTTGTGCCAGCTTTTTTGTTATTTTTTTTCCAATATAAATTTCCGTCTTTATAAACAAAAAGATTTTCTATGTCTTGATTATTGATAGATTTGCGCTGTATTTTCATTTGATACCTTTCAGTTTAAGGTCAGTAAAAAAGTTTGGAACTACCAGTCGGTTACTGAAGCCGAACGTGACCGCTAAATCACTCTGGTAGCTTTAATACTATACTATTAACGATTCATAACGTAAAGCGTCACTTCAAAGCCAAAACGCATTTCAGTAGCAGTAGGTTTAGTCCACATAATGTTTCTCCTAGTTTAAAAAGTGCACTAAATGTACACTATGAGTATCACTTTACGCCAAAAAATAAACTAAGCCATAAGTAAAACCATTAATTTAGCCTTACCTGCTCCAAGTCAAAGCATTTCATGCTCATATCGTCACCGCTAAATTCAAGGTCATTGTTTGATAATTCAAGCGTAATGGTTTCATCATCGTAATTAATGATCACTCCGACAATGTGCTGACCGATAATTTTTTCCGCCATCTCTTTAGCTTCGACTTGTTTCATAGTTACCCTTTCAGCATATCGGAATTTATTGTTAATCGACTGACTTCGCCATAATTGACATGGTATGTAATCACTTTTGCATCACGCCCTGATAGCCAGCCGCCTCGAGCCGCATAAGCATCAGCCGCCGCAAGAGTTCTATGTTGCTCAACGATCATTAGGTTATTTTCTTTGACATCTATTGAATGCAAGTGTCCCATGTGGGCATAAGCATATTTAGTGCGCCCAAACATTTCGCGGAATTGACCTGCAAATACTTCACTGACGTTAGCAACCTTGCGCTTGTGTCCGTGATGAAAGAATAACGCAGTATTGCCAAACTCGTAGGCATTATATGGATTTGGTGTTTTGTCGACTGATATGCGAGGTTCATTTTCGTATAAAACGCTAAACCATTCTCGCAACCATATCTGCGACACTGGATCGTGGTTTGCATCCGCCATAATAATGTGAACTTTTTGGTGTTTGCTTAGTAGCATATCCACAATGGTGCGAATAACTCGAATTGCGGAACGTACAAGTTTAGCAAATCGGGTGTCAACATCCAGCAAATGCTTACTTGCTGGTGTAACAGCATCCATGCCATCAAAATGCAGAAAATCGGATAGCTGGGCAAATACCGCAACGTCAGCATTAGGCGATTGCTGAATAGCTTGAGCAAACCATTGAATGATAAGTTTTTCAGCAATGTCTAAATCCCAGTCTGCGCCAGTTTCCTCACCCCATGAAAGCATGCCTAAATGGTAATCGGTAATTACATAGCAATTTAACAGATCAGCATTGCCTAAAGGTGGTGGCATCATCATTGAAACGCGAGGTATGTCCTCTTTCAACGCTTCGATAGCCTCAAGCATCAAAGCCTGATACTTGTCATTGTCTAGGCTAGTCTTGATCCATTGTAATTTTGGTTTTCCATCTTCGCCATAAAGCGTAGAGTGCCCTTTAACGACATAAGGCGGTGGCACTACATGGGTCATGTCATGCTTGGGCGAATAACCTCTTTTAGCCGCATTTGCACGAATCCTATCAATGCTATCCTGCACTGTTGAGTGCATGATCCCTAAAGCATTAGCCGCTTTTCTGAATGATCCATGCTCAAAGTAAGCATTTAAAATTTCTTTTTGTCTATCTGTACTAGCAAATTCAAGTAAACCTGCATCAATAGTCACTGGCAACCCCTTAAATTGCACTCAGCCATCCAAGCTTCGTACAATGAGTTATAGTCAAGCGTGGTAAGAGTACAAGCTTGCTCTAAGGTTCTTGTGTACGCTTCAAGAGTATCTGTGTTGCTGTCTGTCCTGACTTCGGCAGATAGGCTGGTGGTTTTGAGAAGTTCGGACAATCGTTCGCGGTAGTCAGCGTTTTGTTTGCGCAACCCGTCATTAGCAGTGCGATTAATAGTGCGATTTTTTTCATAATAATCACGAATCCTATTTAATTGAGCAAAGTGATCTGTTGTAAGCTTTTCTTTTTCTTTTGATAGGTTTTGAACTATCTCGGCATTTTTAAGTTGCTGATCGACTTTCTGCTGATCAACCGCTAATTTATATTGCTTTAAATCGAATATTGCAACGTCGCGCTGATGTTTTATCACCGCAATGTATATTGATAGACTAACGACTACTAAACCAACCGCTAGCTGTTTCCAATAATTCGTTAAAAAACCGATCAAGATAGGCATAGCTTTCTTTCGTCCTCTCGTCTATTAGCCAACCCTTCAATTTTTCTGCCGTTAACATAAACCCATTTAGCCAATTCATTACAAGCCCCTACGCTGTCACCAGCATTAAATTTTTTGACCAATGTTGATTTGCAAAAAGCACCACCACCCACATTGTAGGTAAAAAGCACGAATGAATCGTATTGGTTTTGCGTCATTGGTTTTGTAATACACTGCTTAACAGCGCGCTCTGCAACTATTGCATTATCACCTAGCTGTTTTAACGCTTTAGGCACTGAAACTTTTTTGTTTGGTACTACGTTATTGGTATTTCCAAAGCCATCAGTCCACACGCCACCAACGTCTTGGTAAGGCACTTCTCGATAGTTTTCCCATGATGCAAGTGCAATAAATGCAGTAAGCGATAATGCTATAGCACTTTTTTTAAAGTCATTCATCTTTTATGTCGTCCATTTCGTCATGTTGATGTTTGAACTCTTGCACAATGTCTTGTTCGTCTTGCTCAAAACTACAAATATCGCACATCTCAGCACCGTCGTAAGAGTAAAAAAACTGCTTACACTTAGGGCATTTTAATGTGCGATTAAGTAGTTGGTTAGCCATTTGTTGGTTCAGGCTCAATTGGTTTAGGCACACATTTTTTTATTTCAGTGTTGTAATACCAAACATCAGCAACGCAATCATCATCACAATCAACCCAAAACAACGCTGGGTTTACTTCAAAAGTTTGTGTTGTGACTTCGGCTATACGATAGCCCGTTGTGCCGTCAAAATTTACTACAGGTTCATTTGAACTAATTAACGCTTTTTTCATATTTTAATACTCCACAATAACTACGCCATCGCCGCCAGCACCACCAGCAGGAATTCCTGAATTATTGCCAACAGCACCAGTTCCGCCAGCCCCTAAAATTCCTTTTGATGGAGTTGCATTTACACCGGCTCTGCTTCGTGGCCCTGAAAGAATGCTAGATGCGCCAAATCCACTAAAGTTTGCGCCGTCTGGTGGTTGTCCACCACCACCAATCCCATTTATATCCCCACCAGCACCACTGCCACCAACTCCACTAACGGCAGTTCCAGTAGCTCCAGCTCCACCAGTTGCAGAGCAATATGCGCCAAAGGACGATGTATTACCATTACTTGCATTTTGTGTTCCACCAGCACCACCAGCGCCAATTGTTACAGTTACGGTTTGACCAGAAGTTAATCCTGAAATAATTTTTATTGCATGACCGCCTGCACCACCCCCAGCACCTGCAATTGGGGAAGCATTGAAACCGTCTCCAGCACCGCCACCACCACCACCAACCACTGTCACTTTAACTTTAGTCACACCAGCAGGTACGGTGAACGTGCCACTTGATGTAAAGACCTGCATGTTACTAAAGCCGCCAGCCGCACTCATTCCTACTGAATAAAATCCAGTTCCATCGCAATAAATAACAGCAGATTGTCCTTGGCTAAGGCTTTTTGTGCTTTGTCCGTCAATTAATTCAGCACCGCTTGGGTTTATTGTAACTGTTCCACTTCCAGTGTTATTTACAACAAACGAAAAACTTGAGCCTAAAGTTGCCGCCGCAGTTAAAGCTAATTCTAAAGTTGCGGTACATTGAATAATCTCACCACGATCTGATGCAATTACAGTGTAATTAGCATTTTTTGCAGATAGCGATCCAAATACAGCACCTAAAGTTGCAAGGGCGGTTGCATTAACTCCATCAGCACCAAGCAGGCTAGCAAGGTATTCCCTCATGTATGTCATGGCGGTTTTAAATCCGCCCTCTGTTACGGATGAATTTGTAAAATCCGTACTAGGTGGTAAATTAGGCATTTTAGTATCTCCACATTAAAATTGTATCGTCTGCATCCCACATTAAAGTGCTTGCATTTGCGTTCCACATATAACTTGCGCTTGATCCGTAGCTAATTTCAACCCACGGGCCACGAACTGCACCAACCGCCGCAACACGCACCTGTGTTCTGTTTCCGTAAGGTGCGATAGCGGTATAGTTAGCTGTTCTTGTTTCACCAATGCGCGTCCATCCTTCGCCACTGTCTGAAACTTCGATTAAATAATACTCAGCACCAGCGGCAGGTTGCCATGATAAAAACATTTTATCTACGTCATTGTAATCTGATCGCCCAATAAGTCCAAGCACAACTGGCATGGTATTAATTGTAGGCAATTGCCAAGCATCATCGCTAGGGGCAACTCCAGTATCAGCAGTATGCACAAAGTCTGATTCTACTACCGCATAAATAGCAACTTTATTTAAACTTCTTGGTTTAATAGATAATACTCTAGCATTTATGTATTGTGAATCAGCTAAACCAAAAGCAAAATGAGTTCTTTCTCGATCAATTCCCACATCTGGCACAATTTCAGGCGGGTCAATAAATGTAATGACAAACGGATCGCTTGTTTCAGCAACTAAATAAGGCCCAGCAACTGATCCATTTCGTTTTCGTAATGAAATGTAATTATTGCCTTCACCAAACGTAAGTGGTTCAGATAATCCAGCAGTTAATGTTTCAGCATCCCAGCTTGTAAGTTCACCTGACACACCCCAGCGAGGCATATCATGTTGAACTGCAATTAAATCACCAATTGACGGTATAAATCCTTCCATCTCGGTTTCAAAATTCATTGTACGTCTGCGGTATCTATTACAAGCCGCCATGTACATGCCTTCTCGCCAAGCTTGGTTTCTATTGGTGCATCCAAACATTTTTACGTTTGAAACAACTTGCTCTGTACTTTCAGGCAACGCGGCACGAACTGTTTTAGGTTGCCATGTGCCGTTGTCCCAATATTCAATATCTAAAGCGTCGGCAGTTTCTTCGCTTGGCATAATATATTGCAGGTTCATTGAATTGCGAGCAATGTTACGTTGGCTAAACATAGCAGTAGGTATTGTTTCAGCACTATCTCTAGTAACGCTTAAAATACCGCCTTGCATATATGGCAATGCTCTACCGCATCTAGCAATTTGAGTTAACGCTTCCCAAGCAGGTTGCTGGCTATCAAATACGCCATCAAAATAATCTAACCTTGTTGACCAAAGTTGATCTAAAGCAAGCAAGCCAGCTAAATCAATTTGAGCATCGGTAAGTTTCATTCCGTAACTTGCTTTGCATAAATCAGCGATAGCCCAAGCAATTGATCGCGTTTGAACTGGATCAGTCCATGCAATGCCATTCCATGTAGGCAACATTCTAGTACCAAGCACATTAATTTTGCGGCTTGCTTGCATTGATAAGTTATTAGATGCTCTCATTCTCATAGCCAAAACAGTTACGTCACCATAGTTTTGGTTTCCGCGAGAATATCCACGCAAGGTTGCCCAGTTAACATCATTGCCAGCACGAACATTAGTGTCTTTTGCATTTGTTCGAGTCATTCTTACTTCATAACGTCCATTAGTAACTTCCGCTTTATATGAACGTCTTTGCGGAGTTGTTGTTTTTTCACTAAACAAAGTATCAACAATTGTTACCCATCCACCAATAGGTGTGCCAGCATCATTTATTAAACGAGCTTCTGCTTTAAATGCAACAGTTCTTGTATCAAGTCCGCCATCGTCATTTGCATAATAAAGGCCTTTCGGACACACAATATCAACTGCAATTGCATTAATAAGCGATCCAGCAGGATTTGCAATAAATGGCCCTACATATTCAGGCGTGTCTTCATCATAAATAAGTTCCTGCCCTGAAACTTCAACGGCAGTGTAAACATTTGCAGGGAAAGCAGTCACTGCGGCATTATGCACGACTTGGTATTCTATTTCCTCAAATGCACCAGTAGCAGGTACAAATGCACCAGTTTGGTTTACGTCATTTTCAACTACTGTGTCTTCAATACGAATTTGCTCAATATCAAAATGACCTTGACCAATTGAAAATAATTGGTAAAGGTATTGTTCGTTACCTGCATATTCAGCATAAGGTTGACCAATAAAATCGGGGTAAATTACGTTTCGTCCATACATCACAGGGATAGGTTGCCCTAGTCGGGCAGTGTTACCTTGTGCATTTAAGCTATATGTAGGTGAAGGCGCGGCAATTTCTGCAATACGTTGTGCTTTTGGTGGACTTGGCGGCGGTATAAGCGCATTAATAACAGCATTAAGGCCAAAGCCTACAGCCGCACCTAAAAACTCGCCAAAAGCCGCAGTAGAAGCAAAACCACCCAAGCTAGTACCCATTGCACTAGCCATTTGAAACCCGATTTGTGGGGCAATAACAGCAACCGTGATCGCTAAGATTATTTTTAGTGGGTTTGAACCACCACCACCACCGCCCTGTGGCAACATAACGAAAGCAACCGTATCGCCATCACGCACTGACTTATGCCAGCCTTTTTTATGACGTAGTAATGGCTCACCATTAAGCACACAAATAAATGGCTTATCGGTCTTAGGTGCAAGTTTATCAATGCGACGTTTACGCGTAACAACTTTGACCTCTCGATTAATCGAGGGTCTAAATGGGTCATGGCATGTAATTATCTGTGCTTGCATCAAAACCGCCTATAAGTTGTTACGATATTCCAGCCATGTAATTTTAAACTATTTAAAGCTTGCCATACAACGCCAGCACCTTCAACCGCATGAAGCAATCGACCTTGAAACCATATTCCGACATGGTGAGGTCTGCTTGCTTGTGATAATAGGATCACATCAAAATCTTGCTGGCTTTCTACTTCTCGCCAGTTTTTATATTCATCACTTGATTGAAAAGCGTGCCTAACCTCTAATGGTTTTAAAGCATCTACATTGCAAAAAGGTATTTCGATATTTTTTTCTGTTTTGTAAATACTTCTTACAAGTCCCCAGCAATCAAAAGCATCAGGCCCTTGTGCACCATTTACCCACGGCTTGCCAATGTAATTAGTAATAATCATGTCGCAATCAAAGCTGGGAATCGAGTTGCATCATATAACGTAGCAGGGAAAGCTTTGTTAATAAAATCACCGAATGAAGCCCTTGCAGTAATTCTAAAAATATCAGCTTCAACTGTTCTCACAGTCAAAGTTAATGGTGGGTTCATCTGCGGCTCACTTGGGTCGTTTGACAAATAAGGTCTGTATGTCATCTGAATTAAATCGGCTGAGTTTGCCGCTAAATCCATATATCCCAAAATTTCACGGCTGACGTTATCAATTGCAATTGTTACCTCAGGCAATGATCCACTTGAATCAACATCAGGTGGCACAAAATCAAAGGCAAAGGCAGTAAACGTAACTGCCTCGCTTGGATTTTCAGGTGCGGTAGGCTCTAATGTTCCCACAAAGTCTTGTTGATCATGCACAACGCGCAATGGTTGAGTAAAGGCAGGATGTCTAAACTCCAATGTATGCAAAATAACTTGCCCAGCAGGTGCGGTTGCGTAAGCTTCCTCAATCGCTTCTGTTAATGTGTTCGGCATTATCTCTCTCGCACTTCCAATTTTCCCGACACGCGCCAAAAATCGGCAGATGCCATCATATCTTCGTAAGGTGAATTAAATCTGCAATCGTAAGTATCTAATCCGTCGCCAATGTCGATTTGCATTTCAAACCAATCAGCACCAAGTCCAATTGTATTATAAAAAAAGTCTTTAAAGGTAATCATTTGTGCGGAGTTAAACACCCATTGCACCGACCTGTATTGCGGAGTTGCAGTAAATCGTTGACGTTGCCTTGCGTAACCTGAATCGAAGTCAGTACGAATAAAAGCTTGTTCTTGCGTTCCTGAATAATCCGCAATGTTTGGTAAAGGTAATGTACTAGGAAAAACTGCCATGTTATGCCCCTGCCGCTCTGTTTAATCCATAACGACGTTCAATAGTAGGTGCAATACCAGCACCACGATAAATGTTACGCCCCATAATTGATTCAACCTGCTCAACAATCACCTCAATGCTAATGTTGCCGTTAGCATCGGTATTTTTTTCAACACTTGTGCGCGTTCCTGCCGCTTCGTGAATGTTGACGTTTACAGTAGGTGTGCCAATTTGCGCTTTTACGCCTAAATCACCACCAATGCGCGACAATGGTAAAATAGCCTCAGGGCCAGCTTCACCCATCACACCTAAGCTACCAGTGCCGTAGGTAAAAGGTGTAGCGCCTGAAACAACCCCACCAGTTGCAAACGCTTTAACGCCTGACTGATCAAATACATTGCCTTTTGCGCTAAATAATTTAGTGCCAATAAATCCACCAAAGCTTTCTGCCGCATTGTCGATAATTGAATCAACACCTTTCATTAATGGGTCAGTAATAAACTTGCGAGTAATAAGCCTTTGAATGTCATTAGCAAGACCAGCAAGCACCCCTGAAAACTTCTGCCCATCAATTACAGCCTGCTCAAACGCACTGCTAAATACCGCACCAAGTTCTTTCATAAAGCCCTTAGTTTCGTTAATTTTTTCGTTTGTTTTGCCAAACAGATTGCTTTGAGCCTCTAAGTATTCTTTTAATGAAATTTCGCCAGCTTCGTATGCTTGGTTTAAAATCTCAACGTCTTTTTGCGACTGTTTAAGTTGCTGGTTAGCCGCACCAGCATTGGTTTGCCCTAACAATTCTTTTAGTCTTTTTTGACGCGCAGTTAAGTCCTCAATGATTTTTGCACCTTGCTCATTGGTTTTAACAATGTTGATTTGATTTTTTAGGTACTCTTTCATTGCTGGATCAAGGTTTGTAAATGATGCCAATTGCTCATCAAGCGTAACGCTTAATGCTTTGTTAGGTTGAATTGCGTCATTGATCTTTTGAATAAATGCGGCTAAGTTTTTAGTTGTTTCAGCATACGGATTTTCAGGTATTGTTTTATCTGCTGGCGCACTAATTCCGCCCCTGCCATCGGGGGTTGGCCTTGCAGGTGGCGCAACAGGCATTTTTTTAAGCAACCCCTCTAAAATTGCACGTTCTTTTGCAATCTCTTGCCCATTACGTTTAATTGAATCTCGTAGCGATTTTCCAGCCCAATCAAGGCCAAACAAATCAATTGGCGGTTTTGTATAAGCGCCAGTAGATAATTTTTTGTTAGCACTATCAATTTCAGTTTGTAACTCAGCAATTCTGTTTACTGACTTTTCAACACTTGGAGTTAATCCCTGATTTAATGCAATTGCAATACCAGCTACACTGCCAGCAATTAATCCAAAACCTTTTGAAAGCCCCAAAATTGTAGTGACCGCTTTTGATGCCGCTAAAGCACCTAAAGCAATTGTTAGCAAATCGGTATATTTAGTTAGCTGATCTACATTGTCGGTAGCAACTTTTAAAAATCCAGCAAAGTTTTCTAATAATCCAGTGCTTTCAATAAATGAAATTCCAACAACGCCAAGCCTTTGTTTTAAGACATCTAGCTGATCATTGAATTGAGCCGCTTGAGGGGCAAACTTAGCTTGCTGGATAGCATAGGCTTCCGATGCTTTAATTGAGGCCTCTAGCTGTCCGCGACCTTCTGCCAAAATAACATAAAACTCTTGGTAGCTTTTTCCTAATACTTGAGCAAGCTGATTATTAAGTTTTGTGCGGTCTGTGCTTTTTTCTACAGCATCAGCTAATTGCAAAAAGCCCTCGATAGGGTCTTTAGTGGTAACGCCTAATTCTTTAAGCGCGTTTGAAATCTCTTTATTGCCGCCTTCGGCTTGACCAATTGATCGTTGCAATTTATTAAGGCCAGCACCTAAAGCCTCAATGCTGGTATCAGATTGTTTTGCAATTAGTTCAAGTGATGCAAGGTCTTTGACTGCAACGCCAGTGCGGATTGACAAATCGTTTAATGCGTCTGACGCATCAACGACTGACTTAGTCCATCCAACAAAAACACCAGCACTTAGTAAAGGTAACATCCCTTTAAGCGTGCCAGTAACATCAACGGCAGTGCTTTTAAAGCCTTTTAGTGATTTTTCAGCGCGTCCAGTATCAGTGACAAAACTGCCAGTTTTCATGAGTAAATCAATGACAATGCTACCTGCCGCCATAATTTTAACCTTTCACTGGTGGAGTTATCCCTAATGCTTTAAATGTGTTTATGTCGGCTTCATTAAAGTCGCCATCGTAAACCTCAGGCTGTAACCAATCTAACGCTTTTTTGGTTTCAGTTCCCATACTTGAAGCAATAAGCGCGGCAGGTTTGTAATATCTGCTGAAATCATCAAACGGATAAAGTTTGTAGTATTCAACCCACTGCAAAAACTCTTTTTGCGTCATTGACGCTTGAAGTTCCTGCACTGTCCTGCCACCTAAAGCTAAGGCTAGAGTGTGCCAAAACCAATCAGCACCCCTAGCCTTTATGCGTTTTTTGCTTCTGCCCCAAAGCCATTAACTTGCATAATGGCATTTGTAATTGCGGTGGTTGCCGCAATGTTGAGTTTCAATGCTTGTTTGAAATCAAGTGCAGGTTTGCCAGTTTCATCACAAAGTGAAAGTGCAATTAGTCTTGCAGTGCTTTCAGCTTTGGTGTTGTCATCCTCAGATTGTTCAGCCATTAAATACTTGCGAAAATCCACGTGCGACAATTCTTTAAAATATAGTTCATGTTTTGAACCGTCTGGCAATTCTACTTCTTTTTTTACTACCTTATCACTAACAAATAGTGAATCGTTAAGCATTTTAAACCCCTAGTTAGTCGTTAAAAGTCCATGTTACTGCACCACTACGTTGCAATGTCAATGTGCCTCGTACAATTTCATTTGTAGCAATATCAATGTTTACGTCTGAAATGTAAGCAATAAATTGAGCACTTGTACGCAATGTTGGCGGTACAAATTCATCAATTGAATTGAGTGTAGGTTGATTTGTGCCGTCAGATAAACCGATAAGCCAATCTAAGTTATTGCCAGCTTCTTTCAAATCAAACAAGATTTGATGTGATGCTTGAGTTGGGTCAAAGTTAAATGGCACTGAAACTTGGCCTGGATTTGCTAAACCTTGAACGTAAGTACGCTCATTGTTACCCAAACAAGTAGTGTCGATCTGATCAGTTGCACCGCCTAAACCTGTAATGCCAGTTGGGCAAGCAAATTTTACGATTGCATCTACGTTAATTAAAAATAGTTCTGTACCTTGTGTTTTTACGCTCATGTTAAGCCCCTAAATTAAAACAAGTTGTTATCGAGTGTACCACCAATCCAACTGCAAAGCAATTCGATAGAGCTTTGTGTCGGGTTCGCGCTCATTCACTGGATAGCCAGTTATATGGGCAACGGCTTCAAGTGCCGATCTCACCGCGTCAGCTAATGCTTCTATGCCAACTGGCGACTGGTGGTAGCAGTCAACTTGAATTGTTATTGAATCAATGCTTGGTGCATTGCTCAAATTGTTATCAGGCAATCCGCCTATGACTTCCCACACCACATAAGGTTTAGCAGTGTCTTGCACAGCTTCACCGAATGGGTAGCATCTGTTTCCAATAATATTGGTCACAGCACTAGAATCCATTAAAACTGCATATAGTGGTGGTAGCATTATTTTTTCCCTAGCATTTTTTGGGTAACTCGTTCAATCTCTTTTAGCAACGCATCTCTTGCAACCGCAATTGCCTGATCACCTTTGCTTAATAAAGCAGGTCTAAGCCACGGCTTCTTTTGCATTTTTGATGTGCCATACTCTAAAAATCTGCCATAAAACTGCGGACTTTCTACAGTGTAAGTTTTTCCTACTCTGCGTTTTCTGACGTTTTCTTTTGTGTTGGCATATTTTCTTTTTTCTCTAGGTAGCCAAACCATGTAACGCTCACCTAATGAACCGCCCATGTATTTGCCACGTCCGACAGTTACCGCTTTTTCTAATGATCCAGTACTTTTTGTAGGTCTGCCATCTTTGTTAGGCTCTAACACAATGTTGCGAATATTCTTTTGTGCTTCTTTTTGAATAACTACAGCCGCTTTGCGTAATGCTTTTTTTACAGGCCCGCCTCGTTTTGAAACAACCTCAGGCGGCAAATTTTTAAGCATATCAAGTACGCCATCAATTCCGCTAATTTCAACGTCAACACGATTCATTATAACTCTTGGTTCTGATCACGCTCTAAACCGAAAGCATTGCCGTCAAAATCAAACATTTCGCTTTGGTCTTGATCATCACCTTCGGCAAGTGCTGAAATAAGCGTATCAAGCTTTGATTCAATCCGATCAAGCTTGTTAAGTAACAAATCTAGTTTATCAGCCATCATTAAAGCCCGAATCACACAAAATAGTTAAATGACGCTCTAAAGTAGGGTCAGGCAAAATAGCTAGAATATTATAAAACGTGCCATTATGCACAATTCTCATTGCAGGTTTTAATCCATCAAGTTTGCGGATTGTAATACGTGTGCTTACACCAGCTTGCACTGCTTGAGCCGCAATAAACTCTCGACCTGATAACGGCACAATGCTTGCAGGTTCACTTTTAGTTAAAATTGAAGTCCAACTAGCCACTCGTGCGCCAGTGTTAGAATCAATAACGTAGGTAAGTTCCTGTATATCAATTCTATGACGTAATCTGTAAGCGATCATCATGCGCCAATATCCAATCGTAGCGGTTGCCATAAATTTAAAGCGGCATCACGATAAGCATTTCGCTTTTCTGGGTCGCCATCATAATCAGCCTGCACCATGAGCACTACGCCATTAAATACGTTTGGTGGCAAATCCATAATTTGACTTTGAGCATCACCATCGGCATCTAAGTTTAAAAATTGAGCACACTCATAGCTTGCGCTATCAATTAAGCGTTTTAATAGCTTATCGTCATCATCATGTGTAATTCTTAACGCTTCTTTAACGTCAGTAAGAAAACTCATTTTTCGCCCTCAATTCTTTTGTGATGCTCTAGCATTTCACGATGAGCAAGCCATTTAAAAACAATGTTAATAATAAGACCAATGACACCTATGCACAAGCCACCTAATGCGGCAAATTCGTTAGCGGTTAATCCAAAAAATACAGCACCGCCAGCACCACCATAGCTTATTTTTGCAGAAGCCGCCGCAATAGTTTCTTTATCCATAAAAGCCTCGTTCTTTAATATTCAATAATGACAACGCCACCAATGCCACCACCACCAGCATAAGCAGTTGCGCTAATCAATCCACCAGCATCACCACCAACCCCAGCACCATATTCAGCAGTTTTTGAATATGCAATTGCAGTGGCATTATCACGATCTTGCCCAGTTCCAGCAACTTCATAAGGTAACGGATTTGCTTTTGCTCCACTACGAATTGCAGTACCACTTGAAACAGTGCCAGTACCGCTTGCGCCAGCAGTAACGCCACTTGCACCAGCACCACCAGTAGCAGATAAAATTGAGCCGAATGATGTATCTCCACCATTGCCACCTGTTGATGTTCCGCTTCCACCAGCACCACCTGCACCGCCAGCACCTACTGTTACAGTATATGAACCGCTAAGGCCAGTTACTATTGCAATTGCAACGCCACCATTGCCACCAAACGCACCGCAATCCACTGACGGAGTTTTGTTTCCTGATCCACCGCCACCACCACCAACAACGGTAATTTTTGCTTTAGTAACGCCTGTAGGCACGTTCCATGTTGTGCTTGCAGTGATAATATCCATGTTACTAAATCCACCGCCACTGGCAGGCATATTTTTCCATAGCGAGCCAATGCGCGTCAAAACATCATTTTCTTGCGGGTCTGTAATTAAAACGTCGTGCAGTTCGTTTAGTTCCCATCCATTATTGATAGTAACGAAAACCTCACCACTGGAAGCATTAACTTTAATTACATAACCTAGGTGAACTAAATGAGCAGGTTGAGTTGGTTTTGTTGCAGTAAATTGACCAGCAGTTTGTGATAGGTAAATGGCATCGCCAGCAGTAAAGCTAGATGTATCAAGCCCCCTTACAAATCCAAAAGTTGTAATAAAACCTTCTGCACCGTTAGCAATATCCTCTGTTGCAATACCTAGTGTTCGTGATGATGAGCTTTCGCTATCGGCATCAGCTAACGCAACGCTAGGTCTTTGACCTTGAGCACCAATAACAGAAACGACTGATCCGTTTGTAATTGTTGATCCAGTGCCGTTATAGCATAAAGTAACAATCTCTTGCCCAAGTTGCAGGTTTACATCATTATCAAGATTGATTGACGGCGTTTTGTTGCCTTCATCCCAGTACATTGCACCGACAGCAGTTGGTATTGTAGTTGGGGTTAGATCAAATCCAACACTGTTAGTATTTTGAATATTTCCGTCATTATCAACGCTAACTGTTGAATCCTGTATTAATTTTCCAGTTGTGCCATCAAAGCGAGCAATAGCATTATCGGTAGAAGCACTTGGCCCAGTGACATCGCCACTAGCACCAAGTGAATCACCGCTATGCAGTTCCTCAATTGAACCGCCATAAATAACTAATGCTTTTTTAATAGCCATAAAAAACCTTATGCTAAAACGATAGGGTCATTGCTTTGGAAGTTAATAGCAGTTGCGCTAGTTGCAAAACCAACACGTTGCACCACGTTGCCTGATCCTGACGGTGCTGTGCTTGTTGCCGCACCAGCAGTTGTTGATAGGAATACAGGGCCAGCAGTTTGACCACTTACTGACGAGTTTTGACCTTCAAAATATACAGTAGCATTGCCACCTGATAAAACGCTTGAAAGCACAAAGCCATGAGCCTCTTTACCAGCAGTAGTAGCATCAGCTTTACGTGCTTTTGCAGTGCCTGAATCATTCCAAATGTTTACTAAATCACCAGCCGCTAAAGCCTCAGAAGTAACAACGATCACTGCGTCATCACCAAAGCCAGCAGGCATCATGGTCACATCTAAGCGACCTGCGCCATCTAAAGCCGCCAATTTACCTGCATCACTTGCGCCAGCAGATTCATCTACAGAATTGACGATTGTTGAATCAAGCACGCCATCTTCGTTTAAAGCAACAATTTTGCCAGCATCACCAGCACCAGCAGATGCTTGCAATGCGGCTTCCTCTGTAATAGTACCTGCATTATTTTTTAAAAATTTATTACCAGCCATGATAGCCCCCTCAAATTAAAAAGATAGGTTCCCGAATATTCACAAACAATTTAGTCGGAGTGATCGGGAAGCCCACGACTAACGAAAAATCAGCCACGCTTGATGTTGGTACAGTTTGCGTTAAAGTTCCATTTACAGATAAAAATATTGGCAAACCTAAAGTCCAATTCCAAGTAGGCTCTGTAAACTCGCCACAAACAGCAACATCTACACTGCCGCCACTGCTTGCCGCATTTAACGTCATACCAAAAACAAGGTTGGCATGAGCAGAATTTGAAGCATCAGCATAAATGACAGTGTTATTATTAGTTGGCGATTGAGCAACGATTCTATGACCACCCAAAGCACTGCCAGCAGTCATAGTAACAACGGTGTTACTATCACCAGCATCGCCTTTATCACCTTTGTCGCCTTTTGGCCCTTGTGGGCCTCGTGCATTTACTTCAACAATGTCACGTACTGGTTGAATGACCTCAACGACTTGCGTTGGCGTTTCAGTAACGACAATTGTTTCTGTAGTTTCGACAACGGTAATTTGTTGATCGGGCATTATCGAGTAACCTCGCGGCTAATATCAACTGAACCCTGAATTAGTCGGGTAACAACGCCAGCAAGTTCTAACTCCAAGTCGTAACGACCTCTGCGGATCTCAATGTCATCAGTGGAATTTGCGCCAATTGTAATGTCGATAGAGCCAGCAGTGCCACCAAGCACAATGCCGTCACCGCTAGCACTTGTAAGGCTAATAACTGGGTCTGTATCATAGTTTTGTCGGATTTGCATACGGGCTGAATAGCCAGTGATGTCGATAGGTGCGCCTTCGTCGTCTTTCCACACGATAGACAGCTCAAATGTTGCGCCTTGTTCAATTAGTAAATCGTAGTCAGCCGCCGCCATAGTTGCACCCTCATTTTTTGATTATTTTACAGCATTTTTTTAATTAAATATATGTGGGCACCCAAGATTTTTTCACTGCAAACGGTCTTGGTTGACCATGAAAACAAACCACTTTAGCACCTTGTGGTACACCCATCTTGCAATGCACTTTGTAACTCACTACCTGATCGGGTAAAACATCCTGCCATTTTTGTGCATCACCTATAAAGTCTTGCAAAAAACCTTGATCACCCCATTTTTTAGGGTTATTGCAAGTCATCATGTGCAAATTAGGGTCTTTTTTAAAAGCATCCCATATTCTTTGCTTATCTTGTTGGGCAATATACATTAGCCCCGATCCCATTCT